AACTCTAGTACGTATGGTATTAGTTTTGATGCTGTTGAGGTACTAATCTAAGGATAGAATATGTCAAGAGAACTCCCGACTAATCTTGTAGCTAACTTAGACGATAGTGTTATCTATCCATTCTTTGCTGTTGATATGCTCTTTGACGGTAATCCGATTAGGTCTTGGACTGGTATGGGTACTATATCTTATGGTGGTAATGACTACATTGGTACAGGTAATCTTCTTAGCTTCTCTAGTGTAGAGGAAACATCTGAAATCTCTGTTAGAGGGGCAACCATTAGTCTTAGTGGCATCCCTTCTGATCTTCTATCTCTTGCCTTATCCACTCCATACCAAGGTCGTGTGTGTAATATCTACTTTGGTATGACAGATAAAGACATAAACGAGTATAACTTCACACAGATATTCTCTGGTTATATGGACGAGATGAACATTGAGGAGAGTGCTGAAACTTGTAGCATTGAACTCAAGGTTGAGAATAAACTAATTGACTTGGAGAGGGCTAGGGTTGCACGGTTTACAAGTGGTTATCAAAAGTCTGTCTTTCCTAACGACTTGGGTTTAGACTTCGTAGAGAGCCTACAGGACCGTCCTATCTCTTGGGGTAAGGCTACAACATGATTACTTACCAAGAAGAGTTCCTAAGTCAGTCTGAAAAAGAAGTGACACCACTAGCTGAACTTGAATGGGAAGAGTCTGGACACCCTACTACGAGCCTACACATTGATTGGGATACCTACTTTAGACTTGAGGAAACTGGAAGCCTAAAGTTCTTTACTGCACGTAAGGATGGTCTTTTGATTGGTTACTTTGTGGTAATACTATTCACCCCATTGACTAACAAAGGTGAACTTGTAGGTAGCTACGATGCTGTGTTTGTACATAAGGATTATCGTAAGTCTACTGTGGGTCGTAAGTTGTTTAAGTTTGTAGAAGAATGTATGATTGAGGATGGTGTCTACCGTGTTGTAGCTTCATCTTCTGTTAAAAACCCTATTGGTAAGTTCCTAACTCGTATCGGGTATGATGAAATAGAAACTAAGTACGAGAAGGTATTATAACATGGTTATCTTTACTGCTGCTGCTGCATTAGGTGTTCAAGTAGCAGGGTACTTTGGTGCAACTCTTGTTGCGGGTTCTTTTGCAGCTATGGCTGTAGGCTTTGCCACACAGTTTGCCCTTGGTTTCCTTATGAGTGCTTTGGCACCTAAGCCAAGCTCCCAAATTAACAACCGTGGATATGATGTAAACTCTTTTGGTTCTGCCTTAGATCATCAAGTTATCTATGGCGAAGTAAAAACTGGTGGTGCAGTAATCTACGACAATTCTACAGACAATAGCCTTGGGACTACAAACATCCTACTGCATAGGGTAATTGCTTTTGCAGGCCATGAGGTAGACTCTTTTGTGGAGTTTTATGCCAATGATGTCAGGCTTTTCTTGGATGCAGAGGGGTATGCCACTAACGGCCCATACGTCACTCAAAACCCTTATAATGCTAGGTGGCTTCAGATTAAAACTCACCTTGGTTCTGATGACCAAGTGGCAGACCCACAACTTGTTAGTATAGTTCCAGAGTGGACTTCTAATCATAGGTTACAAGGCATAGCATACCTGTACTGTATGTTTGAGTTTAATGCAGATGTCTATCCCAATGGTGTACCTACAATCACTGCTGTAGTTAGGGGTAAAAAGGTTTATGACCCTCGTAGTGGCCTTACTGCTTGGAGTGATAACCCTGCCTTGTGTGTTAGGGATTACCTCACCTCTACTTCCTATGGTCTTGGTGAGTCTTCTGTTAACATAGATGACGATTCTATTATTGTAGCTGCCAACGTATGTGATAATCTTAACTACCCAACCCTAACAGGGGGTACTAGGTTTTCTACTAATGGTGCGTTTACTACTGCGGTTACACCCTACGCTTTTTTGAATAACATCATGTCCTCTATGGCAGGGTCTATTTGGTACAGCCAAGGTAAGTGGAGAGTTAAGCCTGCTTACTATACAGCGCCAGTAGTTAACCTAACGGATGATGATCTACGCTCTGGTTTGTCTATCAGTACAAGACACTCTCGTAGAGACAACTTTAATACTGTAAAAGGTACATTCAAAGGGGCTGAAACTAACTGGCAAGTAACTGATTACCCAGAGTATACAAATGCAGCTTTTGTAACCGAGGATAATGGACAGTCTAGTGTAGTTGATCTTGATTTACCATTTACATCTTCTAGTGTTATTGCCCGTAGGATTGCTAGGATTGCCCTAGAGCGTAACAGACAACAACTTACCATCTCTGCTTCCTTTGGTATGAAAGCCTTTAGTTTGCAGGTAGGTGATATTATAACACTTACATCTACAAGACGTGGGTGGGACGCTAAAGAGTTTGAAGTAACCACTTGGAACTTTGGTATCACGGGTGAGAATGATCTACAAGTACAATTAACTTTAAGGGAAATCTCTGAGAGCGTATTTGACGAAGTAGATGATGGTGTCGTTTACACTAGGGATAACACAAGTCTACCTTCAGCTTTTGAAGTACCTAACATAAGTGTTGGTGTGGAAACATCCCTAAGGATCACGAAAGAGAAAATATCTAATGTAGCTATCATAGATACTCTGTCAGGTTCACCAGAACAAATTGACCATGTGGAGGTGCAATACTCTACCTCTGGTGATGACGTATGGAAGTCCGCTGGCACAGGTTCTCTTGGTCGGTTCGAGGTTATTGACTTAGAAGACGGTCTCTACGATTTTAAGGCTAGGGCAATTAACACCTTTGGTATTAGAGGCCAGTGGGTATACACCACTGAAATATCTGCAACGGGTCTTGCACAGCCGCCGCAGGATGTAACGAACTTTGCATCTAGCATCAATGGGGCTGTTATTAACCTTAGTTGGTCTGCTGTTACTGACTTAGACTTGTCTTACTATCGAATTAGGTACACACCTAATATAATTACACCCTCTTGGGCTAACTCTGTAAATTACACAGATAAAGTACCTCGTCCATCTACCTCTGTTACAGTACCAGCTTTGGCGGGAACTTTCTTAATTAAGGCTATAGATAAGTCTGGTATTGAATCTATCAATGAAACTACTTTAGTAGTCCGTGAGGTGGATTTAGAGTCTTTCAACAACACTCTTACAGCAACTGAAGACCCTACATTCCTTGGTAACAAGGTTGGTTGTATCGTTGAAGATAATGCACTAAAGATTGCAGAGATAACTCTTTGGGATTCCCTTGAAGGTAATATTGACGACTTCGTACCTGTGTTTGATTCTCTAGGTATTTCTGTTGTTGAATTGTTTGCTACCTACGACTTTGATAACTACACAGATGTAGGATCAGTGGTTAGGGCTAGGGTTAGTGTAAGGTCTATTACTGCTAGATTTAACTCTACCTCTGACTTGTTTGATGACTTACCTAATGACCTAGATTCTCTACCCTCTCTTTGGGACGATCTAACAGGGATAGGTAACTTTGCGGATACTAACGTAAAAGCCTATGTATCTTACACGGTAGATGATCCTGCTGGTTCTCCTACTTGGACGGACTACTCCCCACTTGTGGTTGCAGATATTTACGCTAGAGCTTTCAGGTTTAGGATTGCACTAGAGACGGACAACTCAGGTATTACACCTACGGTAGTAGAACTATCAGCTAAAGTACAATATAACTAACAACACCCGACTAGGAGATAAAATGTCACAAAATGATTACGTGATTGCTAACGATACTGCTGCTAACGTAAGGGCTGATATTAACCTTGCCTTAGCAGCGCTCGCTAGTCAATCCTCTGGGGCTACTGCTCCGTCTACAACCTATGCCAATATGATTTGGTATGATACGGCAACCGATACGCTGAAGATGAGGTCAGAGTCTAATACTGCTTGGATTACATTAGGTACGCTAGACCAAAATACTAATACCTTCACTCCCGCCGGATTAGCTAATCTTAGTCAGTCAGTAAAAGATATCTTAAACGCAACTGGGTCCGCGCCTGTTTACGCGTGCCGCGCTTGGGTTAACTTTAATGGGACTGGTACTGTGGCTATTCGCGGCGCTGGTAATGTTTCTAGCATCACAGACAATGGCACTGGCGACTATACCGTCAACTTTACTACGGCATTGCCTGACGTAAATTATTCTGTTGTTTGTGCAGCAAGCACTTCCGGCGTGACTGCTGCGACTTCGCCGTCTGTTGGGACCGTATACGGAGGCCAAGGTGGTCTAGCGACAGGTTCCGTTCGCGTAGTTCGTCAGGTGGGCAGCGCAGTAGACGGCGATCTACTTTGCGTTTCAGTGTTTAGGTAAATAGGGATAAAATGGAAAAACGTATTATCTATAAGAATGATGACGGTGGGGCGGCAGTAATTATCCCCGCGCCTGATTGCGGCCTGACAATTGAGCAGATTGCGGCAAAGGATGTGCCAACTGGGAAACCATACAAAATCGTTGACGTGGCTGATATTCCAACGGATCGGCAATGGCGGAATGAGTGGACTGTTGATGAAGCTGATTTGACTGACGGGGTGGGCGCATGATTATCAAGATTAAACAGCCTGACCCTGTAGCTACACTTACCCAAGAACGTACTACCATGGCCTGTACCCCAATGCAGGGTATCCTAGCCCTTGGGGAAGCTAACTGGGGTACTATCCTAGCCTATCGTGATACAGCCCCTTGGCAAGAGAAGGTCATCATTGATAGCGCACAGATTTGGGTGCGTAACTCACAGAACATCGCGTTCTTCCAGTACCTGCTAGGCTTTACCGATACACAAGTAGATGACTTGTTCCGTGCAGCTATGTTGATTGACGCATGATATGGCAGGTAATGGATTAGGACCAAAGTGGTTCCCTGAGCCTGTCAGAGTGTGGCTTACATCTCTTGGTAAGTTATTCTTTGATGAAGCCTCATGGGAGAAACATGACGAAGGGTACGCCAATGGTTATCCTAGTCGCTGGGAGTGTGATAAGGGCTTCCTAAGGGCTATGCTTAGGGATGCTCGTAACGCTAAGACCTTATTAAAGAACCTAGTCTGTTACCTCTTAGCGTGGCTCCTATGGCTACTGGTAAGGCTCTTTGGCTGGACTACCTACAACACTAAAGGATTAAAATGATGGGTTATAAACTTGGCCTACGAAGTAAGCAAAGACTGTCAGGTGTACACCCTGATCTTGTGGCTGTAGTCAAACGTGCTATTGAGATTTCAGAGCAAGACTTTAGTGTTACTGAGGGTATTAGGCACATTGAACGGCAACGTATGCTTGTAGCTACAGGTAAGTCTACCACGATGAACTCAAGGCACCTCACAGGTCATGCTGTTGATCTTGTACCTTACCCTGTGTCTTGGGATTGGGAACACTTCTATTCTATCGCTGATGCTATGAAGGCTGCTGCTGAAGAGTTGGGTGTAGACATTGAATGGGGCGGGGACTGGAAAACTTTTAAAGATGGACCGCATTTCGAATTAAGACGGAAGAAGTACAAGTAATGAGTGATGAACCTTGGCACCTAAATAAAAGCATACCTATTACCTTCTTATTTGCTATCCTACTTCAGACTGTCGCCCTTATCTGGTTTGTAGCTACACTCAGGAATGATGTGGACAACAACCGTGCTAACATCCTTCGTAACGAAGTTAAAGTAGAGTCTTTGAGCGCCCTAGTACAAGATCAGTCTATTTTATTGGCTAGGATAGATGAAAACTTAAAGGTGATTAGAAGTGCTATCGAAAAGTCCCAATAAGACCTATAAACGTGAAGTGGCCACACTATTACTCATGTTCTTTTGCTTTGTAGTTTACATGGGTAATATAGGTATGGTGCAGGTTATTGTATGGCCTATCTTCGCCTTCGCTATGGCTGCATTTGGATTGGATGGTTATGCTAAACAGATTAAAGATAATAGTGGTAGCTACAACACTACTAGTAATCCCAGCGTGTAGTGGATTAAACCCTATTAGTCTACTCACTGGTGGTGGCCCTAACATAGCTGCTAATGTACAGGCTGGTAAGACCAACAGTCAGACCTTAGGTACTACTAATAATGTAGAGCAAGTGCTGGTTAGACCGCAAGCTAATACCATACGTCAAAGTAATGATACAAGCAAACTACAAGCCGATACTGTAGGGAGTGTAACCATTAATGATACCCCCATGTGGATTATTGTATTGCTTGTACTAGGATGGCTACTCCCTAGCCCCAATGAAATAGCTAGGACTGTAAGGTCTTGGTTCCAGAAATGACAAAACCCCAGAGACTCCTTGAGTGGAATCTCTGGGGTTTTTCTTTGTTTACTTGCTAAATAGGCTTAATATTCAACCTTGTTACTCTCCAATATACCCCATTACAACACCAATAGGTAGGAGAGGAATACCTACACCACGAATTACGATCTGTCCGCTTGTCATGTTCTCAGAGTGTTGGTACAAGGTGTAAATGTTACTACCCCAACCATACCAAAGAAAGAATACAAAAGCGAATACAAAAGCAGTACCTAGATGTTTCATTTGTCTGTCTTTCTGTTTGCTACTTCATCCAATGTAAGAACGAATTGTGGGTCGTCAAGTAGTGACTGTAGATATTCTCTCATCTTAGGTGTACCTACAACCAACCGTAGTACCCTAACACCGTAGTAAATAATCTTCTTGGTATCATACTCTACAGTAGTACCATCCTTGTCACCCCAACGGCATAGACCCTTAAAGATATCCTTTAGGTGGATACCGTATTTACCCCACTTTTGTTCAGCTAGGTATTCCATCATATCGTTGGTAGTCACCCAAGAACTAAAAGGCATGTCGTAGTAGGATGTACAACCACCGTCTGACTTTACACTCATGTTTTCTCCTTGATAAAGACCTCAACCCACATACGAGTTAAAGCACTACGAACAATATCCTCAACAGTGAACTCAATAACGGGTACTGGTAGATCGTACTTATTAACATACTTAAGAATGGTTGTCAACCCGTCTGTAGTTTTTAGGTCTGACTGCATGATGTCACCATTAAGGATAATCTTAGAGCCTTCTCCTACCCGTGTCAATAGCATCTTAAGTTGATCGAAGGATATATTCTGTGTTTCATCTACAATAATGAAAGCGTTCTTGAATG